GCCAGTTAACGGATGTGTGGACAGTAGTTGACTCTGTCGATCCTTCTTACGAAGTTGCCCTTCCTATAGAAGGTCACATCGTATTGAAGTTGCCAGCGAATGAAAATATCACCGCTGACATGGTTAAGGCCTTTGTTGGCCGCTTAGTGTCCGGCCTGTTTGAGACAGGTACGACATCTAGCGGTCGTATAAGGACCTTACTCCGCGGCAGTCTGTTACCCCAAGATTTATAGGAGGTAACAGATATGTCAAACCGGATCAACCAAGTTATCCTGACTTGGAAAGACATCGAACGTTACGTTCGGTGCACTGCCGTCCGAAGGATGTCTCACACATTAAAAGGACGCGACTTGCGCTCTGCGCAGGATGCTATCCTTTTATGGGAGATGACTTTGGTCGACCTCACTACTCCCTACGGTTCACCACCATCCTGGAATGTAAAGCAACATGTAAAACATGTGCTTAATACAGACCTTATGGATTTGGTGGGGCTGCTTAAGGAGGCAGATAAGCTATTAATACAGAATTGTATTAATGGCGAACCTGATTCCTACGATGGTTTTAAACGCCATCTTAGCAGTGAAAGGATCAGAGCGGGTAATATCTTATTCCCGCTCAGGGGGTTGATCGAGCTGTGGTGTGATGAAACATCCACAGACACTTTTCGGCGTCTCCATACGTCATTTGTTTTCTTGTCGAGGTTGTCCCTTCGGGACGTCCCAGACCTGAGACAGAGGGCTATGGAGGACTATCTCCGTATTGAACAGTCTCTTGAGTCCGTTTTACCAACGGACGAAGAGGGACCGATCATATCGAGATGGTTTCCAAGGGTGCACGATGTTAGATTCAACGCCTTATATCAAGATGTTGAATTCCAACACGGTCCCGGTGCCGTAGCCGATCTGAAACGTCCTAATCTTGCACTTAAGTACAAGAAATTAGGCGAAGATGATTGGACACGGTATCTGGATAATCGGTTGAATGAACGACCGGTTACACCGCGTCCTCGAGGTAGTTTCGAAAGGACTGCCCGAGTGCGTTTTGTACCTAAGAGTGTGTCGAGTCTCCGCACAATTTGTATGGAGCCGACAACGCTACAATGGTACCAACAAGGATTCTTCAGGCGGATAGATTCTTATATTAAGAATCATAACTACCTGAAGCGCCGAATTTCACTAGAGAAACAGGAATTAAATCGCGAACTTGCATTCTTAGGTTCAATAGATGGAAGTTTTTCCACCATTGACCTATCTGCAGCCAGCGATTGTGTTTCCTGGAACTTAGTGAAAAAGTGGTTCCACCAATCTGCTCTCCGTGAAATCGTATGGTGTTGTCGCTCAAAAAGAG